GTATGCAAATGAAGGCCTGAACATAACCGAACCATTGGAAGGATGTTCGGTGAGCGGTGGTGCTAGGGATTTGTTTGAAAACTATCTGAATATGCCGAAAATGAAAAAGTATTTCAACAGATTCCCGTTATCCGATACGCTGTTCAGCGGTGATGTCGTCGTATGGGGCGGAACCAAGGGAAATCCATACGGACATGTTGCCATATTGGTTACATCGATGAAGGGTAGTCTTATTGTCTTTGAGCAGGATGGATTCAAGCAGGACGGTGCGAAACTGAACATAAGAAATAAGGAAAACGTACTTGGAATATTAAGGACCAAATGACGAGTTAAAAAAAATGGGAAGCGACAAAATAAAGTTCCTTCCCATTTTTTGGTGGTGACTATGAAGATAAAAAATGAAACGGAAATACAGTTGATGAAGATTCTGTTCAAGATGGAACCGAAAAAAAGACTGACTAAAAATGCAACGTCTAAAAAGAAAGCCTATCCCTATGGACTGGAACGAAAATTCTATTCGGAACTGAAATCGTTTTTCAATCCTCTGATTGATTACGTCGACAAAAAGATTTTTGCTGACCCGGAATCACTGTTGCGCGGGGATTCGGTTGAAATCAAAACGGATTCCATACCGGGACCGCAGTTCAGGCAGATGGGACGTGAGATGGAAAACTGGATACGTGTCAACATGCCGAATCTTTCCGAACTGCCGGACATGCCACATGATAATGTGATATTTATGGATTTGGATTCCATGGCCGATGAAGTCTTTGAATTTCAGAGCAAGGAGCTGACGAAGAGCGTCAAGAAAGGAATCAATGTCACGGTCCCTATATCATCTCCATGGTGGAATGACATGAAGAAATCATGGATGGAAACAAATTACATCCTGATAACTTCCAATGCTAGGAATTTCGTTTCAAAAATCAATACCTTGACCGAACAGGCCATAGTTTCGGGATGGGGCGTAACTCAGCTGAAAAAGGAAATCATGAAAGCCACTGAAAGCCTTTCTGACAAGCATTGTAAACTGTTGGCACGTGACCAAATAGGAAAATTGAATGGGCGAATTAATCAGAATCAAATGCAAGAAATTGGACTCGACCTTTACATCTGGGACACGTCACATGATGACAGGGTCAGGGATTCCCATGCTCTGATGCAAGGTCTATTGTGTCGGTGGGATGATGCCAATCTTTGTAGTTACGATAATGGTAAAACGTGGGTTGAAAGACCTTCTGGGGCAGTGAGATTGCATCCAGGTGAAGACATCCAGTGTCGATGTAGTGGCTTGGTATATTTCCCCGAACTGATTACCGAAGTGGAAGGAACTTCTTTATAAGAACAATTAGGTCCTGATTCTCAACCGGTTCAGGATTTACCACAATTTACTGAAGCAGATGAAATAAAGAAAGTTTGAAAACAAATCAGAATCTTTTTTTGCTGGGTAAAACTTTAAATTTTGAAAATAAGGTCATATAAAAAATAAAACTTGATTTTTTTAACTTCATGTATTATAAATTAAACATGAAGTTAAACGAATATCAGATTCAAGAAATTAAAAAGGCTTGTGAATCGGTAGAATATGGTTCTGTAACAATAAAAATGAATCCAACTATTGACCATATTGACCTTATAATTGACAAACAAATCAGACTTAAATCAGAGCCAACAAAACCGCCTGTTAGAGTGGTTGATAAAAAATATAATTAAAAGGCTGACTGAAAACAGAGGCGTTAGGATTTTTTTTATTTTCTTAACGTCTTTTTTATTTTCTGGAGTGGAAAATGATAGAACTTAAAAAAGATTTAAAACGATTTGATAATATTGATAATTCACAATGGATGACTATTCCATTTGAAAGAACTAATGAAGGATTCCTGCGCGGAAGAGCTATTGTAACATCAATCGGAGTTTTCACTTATAAAAGAAAAGATGGAACTATTCAGAGGGAACTCAGACTCCCTGAAGAAGTTTTCAGCCCTTCAACTCTTAATTCCATGAAATTAAAACCGGTAACCCTGAATCATCCAATAGAACTTGTAACTCAGGATAATGCAGACAAACTTCAGGTTGGAAGTCTAGGTGACAATCCTTCTTGGACAAAAGAATGGGAACATAGAAACTGGGAAGAAGTTACTGACGGAATTAATTGTGCTATTGATATGATTATTACAAAGAAAGATGCTATTGATGCTGTCCTGAATGGAAAGCAGGCACTTTCTATGGGTTATACTTGCGACCTTGAGATGGCAGAACCAGGAGCTACTTGGTGTGGCGTTGAGTATGATTTTATCCAGAGAAATATACGATATAATCATTGCGCCATTGTGGATTCCGCAAGAGCAGGGGACAATGCAAAAATTGAACTCAGAGCGGACAGTGAAGATGCTGTCCTTGAGGATATGGTGACAAAATCAGATGGAGGTACCAAAATGTTGAAGAAAGTCAACTTGGACGGCATCGACTATGAAGCAGAAGAAAGTGTAATCAAAGCACTTAACTCTGAAAAAGCAAGAGCCGATAAAGCCGAAAATGATGTCTGTGAAACAAAGAAAACCATGGACAAGAAAGTTGCTGACATGGAAAAGAAAGTAACTGAACTTGAAAAACGTATTTCTGAAGTTGAAGCAGAGCGTGACACTGCCAAAGACAAGGCTGATGGTCTGGAAAAAGAATTGGATGAAGCTAAAAAAGCAAATCTTGATTCTTCAAGACTTGACGAAGCTGTTAAGGCAAAAATGGAACTTCTTCATAATGCTGAAAAGGCAGGAGTTGAAGTTAAGAAAGATATGTCTGACATGGATATCAAGAAAGCAATCATTCTTTCAAAGTTTAAGAACGTGAACTTTGATGGGAAGGATGATGTTTATGTTCAGGCTCGCTACGACGCCACAATTGAAATTCTCTGTGAAAAGAATGATGGTGAAAATCGTCAGGTAATGTCAGACCTTCCACTAGAAAATCACATGGATGAAAATGACGCCCGCGAAAAAATGATTCGCAGAATGAAGAATCACGGTCAGGAGGAAAAGTAAAATGAATCTGTACGGAATGCTTGACGCCGAAAAAGCAATGGCAGGATTGCTTTACGGAATGAATCCAAAAACTATTGTTTCAATTACTGCAAAAGAAGTAATCAATTATGGAAAGGCTGTTTTCTTGAATGGTCTGAAAAATGCTCTTCTCAATGGAAAGCATAATAATAAAGCTACAATTGATTTGTCAGCTTACACAACAACTTCAAAAGATATCGTTCTCACAATCAACGGAGTTGATGTTGATGTAACCACATCTGGAACAATCGCAACTGATGTTGCAAGTCTGGTTTCAGATATCAACGATGATATCGAAGGAGTTACAGCTGTGGCTGGAACTGATGCAAATGCGGGAAAGATTTTCCTGACATCTGACAATGATTCTGAACTTTCTGTAAAAATTGTTTATGATGGAAGTGATGTAACTGAATCAAAGGTTATTCTTTCATCTGATGCAGTTTATGCAGGTGTTTCAGTATTCCACCAGAACGCTTTCTTGACTTCTCGCGGTTGTTATATCAAGGAAGAAGCTGTGAATGTTATGGAAAAGGGTTACATCTGGGTAGTTCTTGATTCTGGAGTAACTCCAACTCTTGAAGCTTCTGCCTATGTAACAAAAGCTGGAACTTTCACAACTGAATCAAGTGGAAACACTTTGGTTGGTAAATTCAAATCTGGAGCAGAAAACGGAAGCGGTGATGATTCACTCGCTCTTGTTTCTCTTGATTAATGGAGGAATAAAAAAATGGTTGTTGAAACTAATAACCCATACAGACTCGATTCAAATGAATCTGTCTTTTTTAATCGTGAACTTGCATATGTAAAATCAAAGTCTTACGATGCAAAGTATACTGAACTCAAAGGTCTGATGCTGATTCCTATTTCAACAGAAGCAGGAGCAGGCATCAACGAAATCGTTTATCATCAGTATCGTGGCGTTGGTTTCGCAAAAGTCATTGCAGACTATGCAAAGGACTTCCCTCGCGTAGATATCTACGGTGAAGAAAAATCTGTAAAGGTTAAGGGAATCGGTGATTCGTATGGATATTCTATCAAGGAAATCCGTGCATCAAATCGTACCGGTAAAGGTCTTGACCAGCGTAGAGCCATTACAGCCCGTCGTGCTCATGATGAACAGATGAATAAAATGGCCTTGAAGTCTGACAAAGTAAATGGTACTTTTGGACTTCTGGACTTTCCGGGAATAACCGAAGTCACTTTGCAGGCTGACGGAACAAATTCCTC